AAAGCCAAAGCAATAAAGGAGCAAGAGTGATGAATGAACATATTGAATTAGTTAAAAAATGGTTAGCTGATAATGATTCAGTTACTAAGCAAGACATGGAAGCTCTCGCTGCTGATGCTGCTGCTCATGCTGCTGCTGCGGCTGCTTATGCTGATGGTGTTGCTGATTGGGTAAAACGCTATGAAGAATTTAAGGAGCAAGAGTGATGAGTAAAGAAGATTTAAGGTTGTTATTAGCCAAAACTAAATCACAGCAAGAACGTTGGAAACGCATCAGTAATCAAACAGTTGAGCAATTAATTGATGCTATGGAAATATTAATTAAGGAGAAGTATTGATGAATGAAACACTGTGGGGAATCGCCATTATAACTGTAATAATATTAGTAGTTGGGTCAATAATGGATCAAAAAAATGATTAATAATTTAGAAAGCCAATCAAAAACTGAACTGATTAAAATCATTCATATTCAGTGTGAAGAAACAATAGTAATGGAAAGAATAATTAAAAAGCTCAGAAGATTTACTTGGGATATGCTGACATTATTTTCCGTAATACTTACTTGCATTCTTTTTGCTACTTTTACTTAAAAATTAATTTGTTGTAAATCAAACACCACTTCTAAGACCTTACTCCGTAAGGTTTTTTGCTTTAAGCACTTAATAAAATCACAGGAAACTTATGTATACCAATAATACAGGTATTTCGCTGTCTATGGCTGTTTGGCTTGCAACAGATGAATACGACCACAATCCAGATCCATACACTGTAAGTGTTACTTCGTTAATGAAGTCAACCAAGCAGCTTGTTCTATCAGCAAGAGTACCAGATGCAGATGGCATAGAGGATATATCTTCTATGATCGCTTCACGAATAGGAACAGCTATTCACAACAGTATTGAAGGCTCTTGGATAAACAGTCGTAAGTCTGCTTTGATAAAGCTAGGTTACTCAGAAAAAATAATAAACAAAATTAGAATTAATCCTGATGTTGAAGAACTTGATGATGACATCATTCCTATTTATATGGAGCAACGTACATCTAAAAAAGTAGGCAAGTACACTATCTCAGGAAAATTTGATTTTCTAGCAGAAGGTAGAATTGAAGATTTTAAATCTACAAGTACTTTTACTTATGTAAATAAATCCAATGATGAAAAGTACATTCAACAAGGCAGTTTGTATCGCTGGCTCAATCCAACAATAGTCACTGAAGATGTAATGGCTATTCAGTATATTTTTACTGATTGGAAAGCAATGATGGTTAAAGCAGATACTCGCTATCCAGCTACTAAAGTTCTTGAGCAGAAGTTTAAGCTTAATAGCATTGAGCACACTGAACAATACGTCAAAAACAAGTTAAAACAGATAGAACTCGCTACAACTCAAGATGAATCTGAAATGCCAGAGTGCAATTCTGAAGAGCTATGGCGTAAAGACCCTTCGTTTAAGTATTACAAAAATCCAGAGAAAACCTCTCGTTCTACTAAAAATTTTAATTCATTAGCAGAAGCAAACAATCGTTTAGCTGATGACAAATTTGTAGGCATTGTAAAAATAATACCAGGACAAGTTGTAGCTTGTAGATTTTGCTCTGCATTTCCTATTTGTAAACAAAAAGATTCTTACATCGCCAATGGCGAACTAACACTCTAAGGAGTAACCCACTATGTCAATAATGACGTTAATAACCCGTACAGCAATTGTCTCACTAATACCTAAACTCATTTCTAGTATTGGAGATATGTTTACTTCAGACCATGATCAAAGTAATCCAAGAAGCTCTAGTGCACTGCGAGAGCAGGCTAATGTACCAAGAAACTCCGGTGCATTAGGAGTGATGAAAATTCCTTATGTGCCTATTCGAAAAAATGACACTACTAAATTTACACAATTTCATTTTGATTCAGTAATGAATGCTTATGAAAGAAATAGAGCAAACAATTTAATAGCTCGTTCACACGGAGATTACCATAAAGTAGTTACTCTTTATGAATTGACAGATGTATTAAATGAGTTACTCAAATTACACAAATCACGTACTTCTTATTCGCGTATTTGGGATGGAAAAGTTTTAAGAGAGCATTTGGCTTCAGCGCCTAACATTTTTACTGAGGTGTAATAATGAGGGCATTAAATAAATTACAACATCACCCTCTTGTAGAAAAACTAACAAATATTTTATGTGAGAAAACACAAAATAATAATCCTGAATTCTTTCGTATATTAGTAGCTTATTACTTTACCAAAGTAGCATCTATGATGAGAGCTAATATTGACACAAGGGACAGAGGTGTCCTGCCTGTTAATATGTATGCTCTTAACTTAGCTACATCAGGTTTTGGTAAAGGCCACTCTACTAATATTGTGGAAGAGCAAGTTATTAACCAGTTTAAAGATAATTTTCTTGCTAATACTTTGCCTGCTGTTAGTAATACTAGTTTAGCTAAGTTAGCTGTTAAACGTTCAACTATAAAAGGTAGTTCAGAAGATGATGAACTTGTTAGAGTTGAAAAAGAATTTGATGACTTAGGAGAATTAGCTTTCTCTTTTAACAGTGCTACTCCTGCTGCTGTTAAACAAATGCGTCACAAATTACTAATGGCAGATGCTGGCTCTATCAACATGGAGATAGATGAAATTGGTTCTAACTTGTTAGGCAATGTTGAAGTATTTAATACTTTATTAGAGTTGTTTGACGTTGGTAAAATCAAACAAAAATTAACTAAAAACACTGCAGACAGCGTTAGAAATCAAGAAATTGATGGTAAAACTCCTACTAATGTCATGCTTTTTGGTACCCCTTCTAAGTTATTTGATGGTGCAAAAATAGAAGATGAAATGAGGTCTCTTTTTGAGACAGGTTTTGCTCGAAGACTCTTGTATGGTTACGCTCAAACACTTAAAAAAGACGAAAGTAAAGAACTGACTGCTGATGAAATTTATGATCAATTAACAAATTCATCATCTATTACTGAATTAGCTAATATATCTAATCAACTTGGTGCATTGGCTGACATTCTTAATTTCAACAAAACCATGTATGTCAGTAAAGATGTAACTTTATTGCTTATTGAATATAAACAAAATTGCGAACGTATTTCAAACGTTATGCCTGAGCATAAAACGCTTGAAAAAGCAGAAACAAGTCACAGGTATTTTAAAGCTCTTAAACTGGCAGGTACTTACGCTTTTATTGATGGTTCATCTGATGTAGAAGCTGAACACTTATACCAAGCTATTAAGTTAGTAGAAGAATCAGGTGAAGCTTTTAAAAGATTGTTATCAAGAGATAAAAATTACGTAAAACTTGCTAAATATATAGCTGATGTTGACCGTGAAATTACTCATGTAGACCTTGTAGAAGAATTATCTTTCTATAAAGGCAGTGCAGCTCAAAAAGCAGAGCTAATGGCACTGGCCATAGCTTATGGCTATAAAAATAACATTATTATTAAGAAGTCTTTTAATGATGGTATTGAGTTTTTAAAGGGAGAGTCTCTTAATGAAACTGATTTGAGTTTAATGAAGGTATCTTATAGCACTCAACTAGCTGAGAACTACGTAGGTGAATATGTGCCATTTGAAAAGCTTCATTTATTGACGCAACAAAATGGATATCACTGGGCATCACATCACTTTATGGAAAAGCACCGTAAGGAAGAAAATGCATTAGCAGGTTTCAACCTTGTAGTAATTGACATAGATGGAGGCACACCGTTAGCAATCACAAAGCTATTGATGAAGGATTATAAATACTTAATCTACACTACCAAAAGTCATACTGATGCTTCTAACAGATATCGAATACTGTTACCTATGTCTCATACATTGAAGATGGATGCTAAAGAGTTTAAAGACTTTATGTCTAATCTATTTGAATGGCTTCCTATGAAGTCAGACGAAGCAACAGCTCAGAGATCTAGAAAGTGGTTATCAAATGCAGGTACTCATTACTATAACGATGGTGACTTGCTTGATGTGCTTCCTTTTATTCCTAAGACAACAAAAAATGAGAATCGCAAAAAAGTCATTAACGACTTGCAATCTTTATCCAATGTAGAACGTTGGTTTGTTGCTAACACTGGAGAAGGTAATCGTAGTAATCAGTTAATAAAATATGCATTGCTCTTAGTTGATTCTGGACAAGACTTAACTTCCATTCAGAACAATGTGTTGGCTCTTAATAATAAGTTGCCTGAGAGCATGGATGAAGCTGAAATACACGCCACAATCATGGTCAGTGCTGCCAAAGCTATTGTAAAACGCGACAGTCAATAAATTTCCATTTTAAGCTTAATTAAGAAGCCCTACTCCGTAGGGTTTTTTTGCATCTACAGGAGAAAAAATGAAAGATTTTAGTGAAGTAACACATGCAGAAATGGTTCTAGCTTTAGCCAAACCAGGAAGGGACATTGTTTTATCCCTAACCAATGATCAAGCACATTTACTGCACATGGCAGTAGGTATTGCAGGTGAAGCTGGTGAGCTACTAGATGCAGTTAAAAAACATGTTATCTACAACAAATCACTTGATGTGGTGAACATAGTAGAGGAACTAGGTGATTTGGAATTCTATATGGAAGGGCTACGACAGTCAGACAAAGTAGGTGTTTCACGGGATGCCACATTACGCATGAACAAAGAAAAGTTAAGTAAACGCTACCACACGCTTACTTACACAGACACTCACGCACAAGAACGGAGGGACAAATAAATTATGTCTAACGATAATCTAATTTTAATTAGTGGTTCATCAGCTACAGGTAAATCTGCTTGTTTAAGAAATTTGGCAAATCCTGAAGGGGTTATGTATCTCAATACAGAATCTAATAAGAAATTGCCTTTTCCTGCTAAGTTTGATCAATACAATATTGTTGATCCAAACCAAGTAACTCAAGCTTTTACTGCTGCTGAAACCATGCCTGCAATACACACCATTATTGTAGATTCATTAACGTTTATGTTTGATCAATACGTCAGTTTATATGTGCTTAATGCACCGAAAGCAGACGGCTTTAAAGCATGGGGTAACTTTCAACAGTTTTTTAAAACACTCATGCAACAACATGTTGCCACTTCAACTAAAAATGTAATCTTTTTAGCACATACAGAAACTATTCTGAATGAAAGTGATATGGCCATGGAAACCAAGGTACCTGTACAGGGTGGCCTCAAAAAGAATGGTATTGAGAGTTATTTTTCTACGGTTATTTCAACCAAAAGAATGGCTACTGCAAAGTTAGATAAATATAAATCTGACTTATTAACCATCAATGAAGAAGAACAAGAAGACGAATTTAAATATTGTTTTCAAACCCGACTAACCAAGGAAACCATGACTGAACGCATTCGTGCCCCTATGGGTATGTTCGGACGCAATGAAACGTACACGGATAACGATGTACAACTAATTCTTAACCACTTACACAACTATTACAACTAGGATATTTATGAACTTATTAGCTGGATTAACAACAGACAACACAATCGCAGATGCAAGTGAAGCAGTCTCTACAGGCTCAGTACTAACATCTAATGTATATGATTTTAACGTAGACTTAGCTTACATATCTAAGTCATCAGGTGGTGCTATAGCCATTAATCTTCACTTGTCTGCAAATGGTCAGACTCTTCGTCAAACAGTTTATGCATCTTCAGGTGATGCCAAAGGCAACAAAAATTTCTACACAGATAGGAACGGTAAAAAGCAATATTTACCTGGCTTTAATGTAGCCAACAATCTTGCATTATTAACTGCAGGCAAACCTCTTTCTGAACTAGTTCCAGAAGAAAAAGTTGCTAACTTGTATGATTATGATGCAGGCAAAGAGCTACCTACTAAGATAGCAGCATTGACTGAAATCATGGGTAAGCCAGTATCTGCAGGTATTATTAAGCAAACTGTAGATAAAAGAGCTAAAACTGATTCAGGTGAATACGAAGCGACAGGTGAAACCCGCGATGAAAATGAAATAGATCGTTTATTTCGCACTTCAGATGGTCTTACTGTTACTGAAATCAAAGCTGCAGCAACAGATCCTGCAATCAAAACTGCGTGGCTCAAAAAGAACTTCGAAGTAACTAAAATGAAAGCTAAAGGTGCAGTAACAGGTGCAGTAGCTGGTATGCCAGCCGCAGCAGCTCAATCTATACCGAGCTTATTTGGTAACGTAGCTAACGCCTAGCTATGAAATTATTAGCTTATGTAGCATGTGATCCAGGCGCTAAGGGCAGTTTCTGTCTCTTAGTGCCTGAGACCCAGCAAGTCATGTTTAAGCCTACTACAGATAAACCTTTAGATATTTTTAACTGGTTTAAACAAATCCAAGAAGAATTCAACTTGCTGGTTACCATGGTAGAAGAAGTTCATTCTATTTTTGGTGTATCAGCTAAATCCAATTTTAATTTTGGATTCAACACGGGAGTAGTTACTGCAATTGCTAGCACAACGGGATGCATGGTCGATACCATTCAACCTAAAAAGTGGCAAAAACAAATTGGCGTTAAGACCAAGGGTAAGCTAATCAAAAAAGAAGTCGCAGATATCTGTGAACGTCTTTATCCAAAAGTAAATATACGAGGCACTAGAGGTGGTTTATTAGATGGTTTAAGCGACTCTCTAATGATTGCTCACTGTGCTTCACAAATCCATAAAATATAGGAACCAATTATGCAAATTACATTAAATAATGGCGAAATAGAAGAAGCCATTGTTGATTTTATAGACAAACAAGGCATTGCTCTTTCAGATACTGATGTCACTGTTCAACTTATGGCTGGTCGTGGTGTTAATGGATACTCTGCTACTGTAAATATTGAAAAACGAGCTGACGCAGATACTAATGTAACTGCTTTAGTCGAAGATTCAGTTGATACACCTGTTGAAGTTAAACCAACAACATCACTATCTAAGCTTACAACTCTAGCTGAGATGAAAGATGAAGATAGCACTGAAGAACCTGAGTCCAAGACTAGCTTATTTGGAGGCTGATCTTGAAGTCGGTGATTGACACCATTAAAGCTGCTTTAATTGTAACGCTAGTGTTGTCACTATTATTTGTGCTTCCCATCCTTGGGTTTATAGCTTGCATAATAGTAGCAACTATAATTGTTTATATGATACTCAAAGAAATGAGAGCACGTAAAAACAATTAATTTACCTTCTAAGCAGCAAGTTGAGAGGAGCAGTATCTGTTACTCCTCCCAACACATTTAAAAGGTTAAAGTTAAACTTGTCTAACAGATTTGCTGATACCGCGGAGGAGTCTAGTATATCTGGAACATCCCCGAATAGACCTTGGGACATCAGCAATATCATTGCGTTAGCAGGTTTTTCTTTAACCACCTTTAATATTACTTTTTGTACACGCAAGTAGTACTTAGTAAACATAATCAAACCCATGTCATTCATATACTGAATTGATTTACTGGTTGGAACATCATAAGAGATAAATACTTCGTTAATATCTCTAATAGACGCTTCAAATGTCATAGGGTTTTTAGCTCTTTTCATGTTGTGTTGATGCAGCGCATACTTAGCTGCAAAATCACTTAACTGAGCCGCATCTCTAAGAATTTTATACACTGCAGTATCGTGCCCTAGTGCTAAGTGATTAGCTCCTGTTTTAATAAACCCAGGTACTTTATCTATAAAAGGTGCCATTTTTTCTTCAATAGCATTCTTGTACGAGAATGTGTCATCCTCCTCATCAATATCCTCTATGATTGTCTGCAATGCCCCGGCATGTATTAACTCTTTAACTGGGTTAATTCTTAGCTCATTCTCAAGCTCATTCCTCTCTTTTTGTAACTCCCCCCTTTTATTTAAACTCAAACCTGAAACACTTAATTCTTGATTTATTTCAAATATTCTAAATGAATTTTTTTGATATTTAATCGCACCACGATAAGCAATAGCTTGATCTCTTACGATATCAACAACTGGCACATCTAACAGTTTTAACACAACAAAGTTACTCGCATTGTTAGCAGCCGTTGTAGTTATATTTTTAATAACTACTGTATCTTTCATCATGCCTACAATCTCTTGCCAGATAGCTTCAGCATGTCTACCAAACTGATTATTAACCAAACCAACCATGGCATTATTAGCTTCTTGTTGTAGCTTTCTAAAGCCAACAGCAGTTGGGTCATCAGACTTTTTAAGCTGACTTACTGAAAATGCTTTGTAACCAAACAATATTCTGAAATGCTCTTTTTTAATGTATATTTTATCGCCTTTCCAAAGTTTCTTACTCTCATTTCTAGTAGAGTCAGGCAGTAATCTATAAGCATCACGATGGTCTTTATTCTTACTAGTAAGACTCATCTCAATAAAGTCATCTGGATTTTCATCGTAGTCTGCTACAAATTCTTCATGCGCGTATTTTAATATCTCTTTGTTTATTTCTAGCGTTTTAGCTTTATCATTAATACTGGCGTAAGTTGTACCTAATGTTTTGGCTACAGTGTCTTGTCTTTGTAATGTATTTATCCTGGTCTCTTCATTCATAATGTAGCGGTAACCCACTACTTCACGTTTGCTATTTAGCACTGGCACTAATGTATTGCTTTCACCACTTACATCTTTTCCGCCATTAGCTACAATTTCTCTAATAGCTGCTTTTTTGTTACTTTTAACAACTATTTTATCTAAGAAACCACCTAACGCTGGACTCAATGGTGATGCTTGCTCATTAATACCTAATAAGTCAGTTCCTCGTTTTGCTGCTCCAGTAATAGAGAAAGCACCTGACACATGTTTAGTAGCAGGGCCATTGCGTAATATGTAGTAATGACTCTTCTCTTTATTTATTAAAGCTTTATCATGAATTACTTCACCGTGCTTCTCATAACCTAGCGCAACCAACTCTAAACCAGCTTTTTCATTAGCTACAGTTACATCCATTTTTGGATTGAATGTTTCTTTTAAATAGCCTTTTTCCATTAAAGCTTCATTACCATCGAAGTTTCTTACAGCAGACTCAGATTTAGCTTCTTTATGCAGCCTAACAACAGCGTGAAAGCCATTGTTCTCTCCCAAGGATGAACCGTCTTCATTTGTTCGTGCAATCTCTCTACGAGCGACTACAGAAGCTGCAGCTTTTTCATTAAAATCCATATCTTTAATAGCGTGTAATGACGCTAATATATCAATCAATCTTTCAGCTTCTTTTAAATCACCAGTAGGCTTAACTTCTGTTCCAGCCATGTGAGCTATATTGCCTGCATTAAGAAGTAGGTGTTCTTTCTTGGATCTTTTAGTTACCAAGTAATGTCCTAGATTCTCTGCCATGCTGGTATAAAAATTATGCTCTTTAGGGAATTTTCTAGTTATCTCAGAAGCCACCTTGTTAAGTTTATCATTTAAGGTTTTACCATCTAAAATATCAAGAGCAGCATCCATACCATAAGTATCTACAAGCAACGTAAAGTCTTTCTTAAGTAATCGGGTAAGTGACTTATTTTCATGCTCAGATAATGGCTGGCCAAACATGCCATTTACATATTTAGTAAAGTGATCTGTTATTGAAGCCCTGGCTTTATCAATAACGTGCTTAGATTTAACTAATAGCTTGTGTGCTCCCAACAAACCATCTGTTACACCTTTTAGCTCTGCTACTAAATCAGTTGCTAATTCGCCTTGTAATACATTAGCACTTTTTAATGCGCTTCCCATAACACTCATGAGTTTAGCTGTATTGCCGCTTGCTACTGTATTAGTAGTTCCACCTAATATTCTTACTGCTCTATATTTACTGTCTAAAGAATTTTCAGTTAGTTTTGCTAACTTACCTACTACACCTTTAATTTTATTGTCAGCAGAGCTTGTAACGTTATCAGTAGCTTTACTAAATGCATTGTACAAATCACTTTTATGTCTGTTTTCAACACTTGCTATGTTCTCAACTAACTTAAGTAATACTTTGTCTGCTTTAAGGCTCTTGTTATCTATTCCAGATATTTTTTTAGACAAGAACGAAATAGCTTTATCTAACCAATGAGTTATTTTATCAAAGAAAGACATTCCTTTTGTAGACTGGTTAGGTAACCTAGCATCCATTCTACCTAACGCTTTTATAAACTGAGCGTTAGTCGTTCCCATTACAGCGAATTCATGTAAGTGATTAGATACAGTTTCTGCTACTTGTAACCCGGTAAACTTGTCAGTGTATTGAATTTTTCGTGTTTGTGTGTTGTACACATGATCAAATCGACTCTTAGCTGCAGCATATTCACTATCATATGATGGGTCAGTTTTAGCTAAATCAGGATCTGCCATAAAGTCTTCAATTTTAATGTGACTTTTTGATAGCTGATAAAGCTTATTTAACTCACCTACTGCTACTTTAGAAGCATCGTCTATACCGTTTAATACAGAATGTAGTAATTCATGTACAAATGTTTCTTGTGCTGACATCTCAATATTGTTGAGTTGAGCACCACTATTCGTAGCCAGGTAAACAGTACTGCTGCCTGGATTATATTCACCAATGGTTTCACCGCCTGTATCAGCCTGTCGCTTCTTCAATTTCAAAGCACTAATGCTTCTATTGATAATCTCTAATACCGTGTGTAGCTGTGACGTGTGCTCTTTGGTGTCCTTAACAGCACCATCATTACCTAAGTCTTCAAAGATATTAAAAGTATTGTCTTTGGTGATGTCTTTATCGTATTTACTATCAAAGCT